ATTACCTGGTGCGGTAACAGTAGAGGTGTTAGAAGTGGTGCTATCAATAACTACATTGACAAGGTTATTTGGTAGTCTGAACCTCTCTAATACGGCATCTGCCTTAAATTTAACACCGTCACCTACAGATTTAATATCTTGTGCTGTATATGCAGTTACAATTCCAATCGTTCTTGGGAAATCAACACCATTTATTTGTATTTGTTCACCAACATTAAATGATCCTGAAGTTTCATTTAATGAAATAACTGTTGAATTACCACCAGCACCAACGGCAAATCCACTTGCTCCACTATTTTTTCCCTTTACAAATGAACCTTTTGGTAACTGAGCATCACTTACTAATTCATTTAAAACTAAATCAGTCTTTGTCTGAGTATCAAATAATCTCAATTCCCATCTTGTAGCACCATCCTCATAAGCAGCGTCCTCCAAATTAAACGAATAAACCCTTGCACTACCAATATTAGTTCCTGTGGCATCATCACCATTAAAGGTATCAAATAATTTTATTACACTTCCTTGACCTATAATACCTTTTGTGACATTGTTTAATTTTAAAATATTTCCCATCTCAAAACCAACACCTATATCACTTCTAATACCAACATCTCTTGGTTTATCAATATCTATAATTGTTGTTCCTGTTTTCTCAACATCATATCCTCTCACATATGCCTCACCTGCAGATATTTTTAAGCACATTAAATCATCTGATGGCACATTTTCTTGATCTGTTCTCTCACCTTCAAAAAATAAACCACCATTTCCAAAATTATCATTTAATGAATTAAATAAATTCATTTTAAATGGTTCAACACTATAATCACCAGATTCATCATAGGTTCTTTCCGCAATCCAATCACGAATTTTATTATACTCACTCTTTGATTGTACTATTTTTAATAATCCCTCATCAAGTCTTAGCAACTCAATAAAATCGGTATCATTTTTATCTGTTAATAATTTTTTAGTTAATATTAATTCTATACTAAGTCTATCAGCACCTGGTGCTGCAAAATTAGTAAATCCTTTTGCATTATCATATAAACTTTCATCTTCTTTTGCATTGACAATTAGTTCTCTAACTTGTAGTCCAACACGATATGATGGTGTGTTTGAATAATTATCTAATATTATTGTCTGATCAGAAACATTAACAAAAAATCCTCTAACGTAATATACTCCCTGAGATATAAAAGCAGCAGATCCAACTGCAGTTGCATCTTCAGAAACAAGTGATGCAAATGGAGTGTTAGCACCTATCGTAGTATTACCATATAAAACATTTTCAGTCGCACTTAATGTTTCACCATCTGTAAATGAATTAAATTGTGAATTATTATCAGCACTTAAGTAAGTTACATACAAAGTTATATTTTCTACATCACCACCATCTGGAAAAACAATAAATTTTACAACAGCTTCAATTCCAGATTCACCTCCAACTATTCTTTTACCTAAAAAACTGTTTATATAAATTGATATATCAATGTTAAAATTAGTATTATTTAATTTTACTGCATTATACTGAGTATCATATCCAATTCCTCCAGGTATTACAACTGAACCTTCCTTAAATACATGATCACCAAACTTTTCAATTTGATCTTGTAATATTGATTGTTGTTGAGTTAACTCTCTAGCTTGTAATGGGAATGCAGGTTTATATAAAACTCTATGAAAATTTTTCTGACTATCAAAATCATCATAATATGGACTTGCATTTAAATTAATTTTTTGTGACATTTTCTTAGAATTCTAGGATGATTTTAACGTCTTCTTTTTGTCTACTGTTTCTTTCGACTTCCTTGCGATTGTCAATGTAAATGACATCTCCAGTCTTTTTATTTATTTCAGAATTAGCTAGACCACCTGTAAACTCAACTCCCAAATTAATTTGTTTGTTACCGACAGTAGTAGTAATGCCACTGAAATCTTTATCTATTGAACTAACAAATGATGCAGTCCCACTTCCTGTAATATTATTATCTGATGATTCGAATGATAATACTTTAGATCTTAGACGAACACCATCATAATCAGTTGTATCATTAGTAGTTTGATTCAAATTTGAACTTCGATCTTGAATATATTTTAAAACGAAAGTATCCTGATCATAAGAGGCTACAATACCTCTTGCAGTTCCGCCAGTTACAGATTGTGCGATTCCAACACCAATTAAATCTTTATAATCATCGACAATAATAGCAGATTCTAATTTAATTGATGATAATGATGAAAATTGGGATGTTGTTAGAATACCTGCTGCAACACTAAATTGTGATGGATTTTTAATAATACCCACTTGACCGAAATGAGTATCTGTTGGAAAATCCTTTGTTGAATCATCAAAACGTGAATAAACTAAAACTTTGTCCGCACCAAGTTCAGTATAAATATCAAATCCATGCCCTCTTGATGGAGGTATGATTGGTATTAAATTTGCACTAGTTGATGGAGTACCAAAATCTGTCAAATCTACCATTCCAAAAGTATATCCAGATCCACCAGCAGTGACAATTACATCAGTGATAACACCATTAGTAGCAGTCACTAGTGCTTTCGCACCACTTCCATCACCAAGAATATTACAAATTTTACTATCAGAAACATTACCATTATATCCCACTCCACCCTCTGCGATATAAACTTTTTTTAATTGATTTTTGTTTATATCTGCGTCTCCTGCCTCTCTAATCGACTGAATTTGAGCATCAGTTGTAGTTGACCAATCACTTGGAAGAACTATGTATTCAGTTGAATCAAATTTTATTACATCACTTGGAGAAACCGTAAACAGATATTTCCAAATATATCCATCATTTTGTGTTCCAGCAGCTGCTGGTTCTAAATCTGTAAAGGTGGGTTCATCTAATGATTCATTTCCTTTTAGATTAGTTGCACTACTACCATTATCTAAACAAATATAAACCTTAAATTCAGATGTAATCACATAGTAATTTGTTTTATATAAACTTCCAGTTTGTGAATTAGGTGCAGGATTACTTAATGCCTCATAATCATGACGATACATATCGTATCTAGTATTTGCAGACCATGTATGTTTTTTTACCACTCTACGAATGTTAGATGAATTTATTTTCTTTCCAAATAATGATGTATCTCTATAGTGAGTAAGATATTGTAAATTATCCACTGGATTTGGTGTTCCATTAGCACTGTTCCATGTTGATGTTCTACCAAAACCAGTTACCGCTGGATTTGGTAATCCTAAAAACACATAATAAGAATTATTAGAGTCTAATACAGAGTCTACAAAATTACTTGCGTTCGTTATTCTAAACTGATCTGTTACTACGGCGGGCATATTAATAGTTTTTTAGATATTTATACAACATTTTATAAGTTAATCAATCTTCTGGTTGAAGTGCACCACTTTGTTCGAAAGTAAGCGATCCACCAGTCCTCTTTAATGTTGGGAATGTGCTCAAACCAGTGGTTGATCCAACAGTGCGTCCAGTGATTCCAATCGAAATTGGATTTGATCCACGAATAATAGTGTTTACTCGACTAACAGAGAATCTACCAACTGGTTGATTCTTAGATCCTGTTGATGTAAGACCTGTGGTATCAGTATCAGATTTTATGAAGCATGTAAGCACTCCAACTAAATTTGGACTTATGCCTCCAGTAACAGAAAATCTCGCTTGTGCATATACATTATCTAGGAAAGATTCACCAATATGATATACGTCACTATCAAGTCCACTTACCGAAAGTGACGTGATTCCTGTTCCAACACGAGTGTCAAAGATGTAAATTGGTCTATTACCCGTTGGATCATCAAATACTGGAGTAAAATTACCTCCATCTCCATCTGGAACATTTGCAAGGTCAAATTTAAGTGCCAATTTACCATCAAATATGGTTGTTGAAATTCCAGTCACGATACCAGAAGCAGTTTTTATATTAAAAAGTTCATTTGGTGTAACATCTTCAAAGGAACTAGAGTGATCTATGGGACTTGATATTAAAACTTTAGGTGCGATGGTATATCCTAAACCTGGATTCGTGATATTTATTCCAGTGACAGTTCCACCAACACCAATAGTTGCCGTAGCTGCTGCCGTTGTTCCTATACCAACACCAGTTGATGGTGGTGCTGATAGTTTGACAGTTGGTACAGAATTGTATCCTGTGCCAGCGATTCCAATTGATATTGATGAAACAGTTCCTGCAGTTGATACGTTTGCTGTAGCAGATGCATTTACAAAATCAATTTGATCCCTTGAATTAATCGATAAATTATATTTTGCGTTATCCTGTTCATATTCAAATAATTCTGCATTATCAACATAAAGATAAGTCTGTGTTCTGTTAACATCACCAATAATTTTTGCGACTGGTGTAATTCTCGGTTCAATACTTCTTCTTTTCTTTGATACTAATGATTTATTAATAATTTTATCTTCTTTTTGTTTTATTAAATTAAGAGATCTGTCAACACTTTCACTAATTCCATTACCTAGATACGCATTAGTCTCTAATTTTTTAGAAGTGTCTAAACCAAATACTGTTCTTTCATTCTGTTCTACGACTCCCGAACCTTGTGTTATTTGAACCTTATCACCCTCTTCTATGATTAATTTTTGTTTAAGATTAACCTCTGAATCAACACCAGCAGTCCCTTTGTAAAATAATATTGTAATATCATCTTCAGGTATTGGTGGTTCCACAAAACTAATGACAGTTCCTCCAGCAATATTATATGATATTTTTGGTTCTTGAACCACTCCATTTACAATAACTAAGAATATGTTTTCAATATTAACATTTTCATTTAAACTATCACCAATTTCAACACTAACTAATTGATTGTTTACTTCTAGTGAAAAATTCTTTTGAATACCATCTTGTTGCGTTTTAATTGAGTCAATATAATCAAAATCACCAAATTGCCAAAGAGCGAAAGAATCATTATATACTTCATCAATAGTGAGTGTTGATCTTTCAACAAGACTAGGTACATCTTTTGAAGTAACTAATCCAACAACTTCTACAACATCACCTTTCTTGTATCCAAATCCTTTATTTACAATTTCATATTCAGATACCTCAAATAAAGTTGATCCGATTCCTGTGACTGGTTTAACGATTGCATTTACTCTTAAACCAGTTCCTGTATCAGTTGTTGAACCAATTCCAAGTCTTGATACTCCTTTAACTGATAAATTGGAATATGATGGTTGAGAAACAAATATCTGAGGATCTTTATAATTTGTTCCTGCAGCACCAACTGTAAATATTGCTGTTCCTCCAACACCTGCAGTGGCAGTCACTTGTGCACCAGAACCAACATTGACTCCAACATTCACATTGAATATATCCTTACTAATTATCTCTGTAACACTTGTATTAATTCCAGCAACTGGATCAGTTGATCTTGGATAGGGATGAACAGTTCTGAAATCATCTCTTGAACATGAGAAGAATATACTACCAGTAACGATGCTAACTGAATTTGAAGTTGTTAATCCATGATTTGCAACTGTTAATTGTAATTCACCTGTAACAGGATTGTATGATGCGTTTGTAGGTGTGATTTGTGATCCACTAACTATCTGAATAGCATTTGTATTTGCAGATACAAAACGATGTTCGTATCCCAAGTCAGTCACTGCAACTCCGATTGGTGAGAGACCGTTATATCCTGATCCAAAGGTTAAATTGGGGAAGAATGGATATAAGTTACCAGAACCTTCATACACATGAGATACTGTGCTTGACCCAACACTCACACCGAAAATATTTGTTGCAGCTATTGAAACAACCTCATATTCATTTTTGCGTAGTGTAAGAGTGGATATACCATCGCTAGGTGTAAAGTTCATGTTATCAATCAAGACAAAATCATTTGAATCTCTAAATTTATGTTCATTAACAGTTGTAAACGTTATGATTCCAGTTACATTATTATATGCAGCAGTTTGAATACCTAAATCAGATCCACTGTAAGCAACTCCAACGATGGTTCCTATGCCTCCAGTAATAGATGTGATTGCTACAACGTTTGCACCGACTAGAGGAGCATATCCTAATCCATTAATTGTATTTCCAATTGAAATTGGCACACCACCTCTTGGTAATTCATTCGTATTAATATTATTTGATATGAATGTAGATCCATCAGATGAAGTAATTCCTGTAAATACGATACTCGAAACACCAGTAGCACCACTACCACCTTCAATAATTCTGAAATTTTTGTTAGGGTTTAATTCTGTTGAAGGAGATTGGAATATACCATTAACAAATAATATACCACTACCACCAGTAGTTCCGATACCAATTGTATTAGCACCACCAACTTTTATAGTAAATGTAGAATTAATTCCTGTAAACTGATTTGATATATCATCATAGATAACATTTGAACTGTAATCATTTCTTAAGTACACTCTTCCATTAAAACTAGAAGTTGCCAAATTCAAATCATTTTCAGTTTTAAGATTTTCATTTTGCCCTCTAGGTGCTTGAGTGAAGAATATATCTCTACCAGAAATATTATAAGATCCTCTGAATAAGTTTACTGTTGTTCCGTCGGTATGTGTAGTTGCTGATGTTCCAACAAAAGATCTTTGAACTTCAACTGTATTAAAAGTTCCTGATGATCCAACAGGACCAGATGCTGTTGTAGCAAATCCAACATTTACAACTTTCATAAACTCATCATTTATCTTTAAAACATCTTCCGATGAAACTGTGGATATTCCACTTAAATGAATGATAGTTGTTGTTAATCCAACTTGAGATCCTATATTACTATCTAAAGTATGTGTTACATTAGATCTTATTAATGGGTATTGTGCTACATCATCCACCGTTATCAAAGTTTTTTCATTTGATTTTGCCATACTCAATTCATGGGCATTGCCTTCACCTAAACTTACAAATGTGACAGCAGTTCCTGCTCTTGTAGTTGATATAAAGAATGAACTATTTGTGACATTTTTTGCAAAAACTGTAGTCGGCAATTGATCAATTATGGAACCATTTTTGAACTGTACAGGTGTAGAACCAACACCAACAAATGTAGATGCTGGTTTGTAAACCAATTCTTCATTTTCTCTGAAGAAATGATTATCTATGTTAAATTGACCAGTTGATGATATAAATTTACCTGTTGTATCTGATGGATTAAATACTTTTCCGAAAATTGGTATTGAATTATTTTTAAGAGTAAATTGTGTTTTATTGATTCTATTTCCAGATATTGAGTTATATAATTTAGTTGAATTATTTTCAGTGATTACACCATAAGTTAAATCTTCTGGAGTGTTTTCTGTATCAGTTACATTATAAAAACAATGGTTTAGAGAGACCACTGTAGATATACCAGAAGAACTATCAGGGTGGAAATTTAAAATAAAATTAGATCCAGAAAGATTTGCTCCAAAAGTTCCTAGTCCTGAAGATGGATCATACTCAGTAACACTATCTTTCGTGACTGACAAAGATCCAGATTGTTGTGCATAAGCATTTGTGCCATCATGAATAGATAACACCTCATGAATAGCTTTTGAAGATCCAATGCTAACCTCGACAATTGATTTGACCGCATTAAATAAACTAGAATTTAAGTTAACTAATGTAGATACTCCTATGTTACTTGTAGATACTCCTGAATAAAGTGATGTTCTTTCAAAACTATCTAATTGTCCTAACGTTTTAAACCTATAAACACCATCTGAAACACCAGTTGTTCCTATGCCTATAATTCTAGATTTTATTTTTAAAGTATTTGAACCATTATTCTCAAAACTTAATATTAAATTATTACCTGATATGCTAGATGTAATAATTCCTAATTTATTGAGAGATAAACTATTATTGTCAGTGTTAAAATATGCCTCTGAAAGAAAAGTATCTGTATTTGAATGAGATATAAAACTTTCAACTAAATTCATTTCCTTAGTGCTATCATCAATTATGTGTAAAGTTGCATATAATGATTCAAATTTACTTGTAGGTACCGTGATGATATTAGTGGTTATACCAGTTGTACATGTTTGAATACTGGAACTTAAATCTATTGGTCCGATAGAAGTTGTCCCAACTCCAACTGAGTTTGTATTAAATTTAGATGAAAATATTTTTAAATCATAATCTCTATCATTAGTTAAATCTAAATCTACATTTGGTGTAAATCTTAAATTATTATCAACTAATTCAAAATTAACAAAATTATTACTCTCGGAATTTGTAAATCCAATCCCTGAATTAGTTAAATCAGATTTCTCAACTAAAATATTTTTAGATCCATTACTTAATATAAGTAAATTTGATAGTTGTATTTTATCAAAATTTTTAGTGGGTGATGGATTTTTTGTAATAACTAAAAAGTCATTAAATAATTCATTTGAAATGGAATTAGAAAAATCAAATATATTCAAAAATTCATTAAAAGTTCCTTGAGAATTAGAAAACTGATTTTCAATATTATCAACTAGCAATACATCATTTGTGCTACAACTAATAAAGTCAGATAATCTTATATTTTTAAACTGTATAAATCTAGAACTATCACCTACAACATCAATATCTCTCACAAGATCAATATCTTTTATTTCATCTACTCTTTTTTCAGAAATTAAATCTACAATTACATTCACATCAGATGTTGAACCAACTCCTACAGGAGAGGTTGATACTACTTCAGTATCAGCAAAATTTTTCATACCACTTGTATGAAGTAAGTTATTAACTTGTGTTCTTAAAGTTTGCCACTCAATAGGACTTTGAATTGAGTATGACATATTTTGATAATAATCGTTGTCAGCAACAACCTGAAAATCTTCATCTAATTTACCAGTATTATCACTCCAATTTAAATTTTTAAGTGTTGAAAAATTGGTTTTAAATTTTCCTTTATTTTTAACTATTTTAGATATTTCACACTGACTTCCAGAATTTTGTCCAAGTAATTTATCACCCACTTCTAATTCATCTTTTCCAAAAATTTTCAACTTTCCAAAATCTACACGATTTACAGTAAAATCACTTAGAATACTATTTCTTATCAATTTTTCTCCAAGATCAAATTTTGATTGATTTTGAGTGACTGAGAAAGATGGATAATCTGATTCATTAATAATATTTGAAAAAGTTTTAACCACTGTTACAGCTATACCTGTATTTGCTGTCAGTGTAGAAACATCTACTGTAACTTCTGCTGGTGTGACACCTTGATCATAATCAGAAACTGTTAACAACTTAAATCCATAGTCAGATGAGTTAAAACCAGATCCAGCAGTTCCAACCTTTTCAATACCTTCAATAAACACCTTATCTCCAACAGAAAATGGATCTATGGGAAACACAGGACTGGGAGTGGCTATTTTGCAGGTAAAAATTCCTGATCCATTAGAAACTACTTCTGTAATTACGATTCCATTGGTGTTATTAATTGTTCTTAAAGTTACTGTTTTCTCAGGTAAACCAATTGGATTTTCAGTAATGTTTACAGACAAAATACTATTTTCCAACATTACAGGTTCCAAAAATCCACTTTTTATTTCTTCACCAGTATCAGTGTTAACTATTATCATATCAGGTGCTTCAATATAATTTGCTCCACCATTAGTAACACTTACAATGCCAAGAGTTTCAGTATTGATGATGTTCACACTTGAAGCAATAAGACTTTCTGGTTTAAGAGTTTGATCGGAAGAATATTCAAATCCCTCATTTATAATTCTAACCTTATTAACATTTCCGATTGAAGTTGAAGTTGGCACAACAACTGCATCTTTACCCATAGAAGTTTCTTTAATTCCTATAAAATCGGGAAGTTTTTTATAATTTGATCCACCAGAGAGTATCTTAATGCTATTGATTGATCCCTTTGCTGTTTTTGAACTTGTATTGTATGTTAATACATCGCATTCAACAGGATTATAAGATAATTTTTCTGGAATATTACTTAAAAATATGTCAAAAGAATTACTAGTTGTATTAGAAATATTGTAAGATCCTTTATAAAAACTATCAATGAAAGATATTTTAGAGTATTCTTTAACTTCTTTATCGGTTGTACTAATTGTTCCTGTTTTTTCTAAATTGTAATATAGTGAATCTGGCATACTAATTCCATATCCAACTGTTAAATCTGCTCCCACTGATCCATTTGATCCTGATGTAGAAATACTAAATACTGAACTTTCCCCTAATGATACAAAATCATTTTTATATTCTTGATCATAATATATTTTAAATTCATATCCAGTTAATGAAGGATCTGAAAGATCAAAAACTAAATTATTATTTTTAACTGATTCTATTTTAGGATTAATTAATGATATTGATTGTGCACTTCCACCTGTTGATCCAATTCCAGTAATTCTTGGTATGTCTTTTCCTACATCTACACTAGTTTCACATAATTTAATATTATTATTATCAACTTTGTATATGAAATAATTTTTATTTTCTAAACCTTCAGGTATGAGATTAGATTCATATTTGATTTTATCTCCTGTTTTAAGACCATGATTTTGAATTGTTATCGTATTCGAAGAAGTATTAATTCCAGTGGAATTAAATCCTACTGAATTAAATAATATATTACCTGTCGAAGAATCTCTAGAAACATTTATATGAGTTGATGTTCCAATTCCTACAGATAAATTAGATTTTAAATTAAGTGATATTTGATCTTCATTCTGCAACTCATGAGGATCAGTTGTTGTTACAGTAGTTTTTACACTTTCAACATCTCCAATCACCTGATCAAAAACTGTTTCAAATTGATATAAATCACTATCAGCACTATTAATATTTCTAAAATAAACTTCATTAAAATCATTTCCAATTCCAGTTTTAATTCCAATTGAATTAGGAGTTTTATTCACAACATAAAGAAATTCGGGTGCCGAGGGTAAATTAAATTGTGATGATCCACTTTCAGTTGATATTGAAATTTGAGGAAGACCAACTGGTATTGTAAACTTTATTTTTTGATTAGTCTTGAAAGGATGATTCTCAATGAAAATTTGTTTTGCTGGAATGTTTCTCTTAATGTCTTGTCCTGCAAAAGAGAATGAAACCTCGGTTGCTAGTCCTTCAGTGCCACCCACTCCAATTGATTGTGATGGATTAAAAAATACTTTTTTATTTACATTAGATTCAAAGAAAGGAATAGACTTATTAATACTAAATTTGTTCGATAAAAATATAACATTTGATCCCTTTGGATGCTCAGTTCCAAAAGGAGATTCTAAATCTCTTTGAATTGTGATAATATTTAAATTTTCATAAATGTTTAATATCTTTAATGTCTCAGTTCCGATTCCAATACTACTACCAACCGCAACTGATGTTGGTATGTCAGATACAAATATTTCAGTGGTAAATCCAGCAGATGGTGATGCTGTTATTGTTGATATAGTAGTTGTTGTAAATGTTGAAACTCCAATTTTAAATGAATTGTTTAATATTGAAAGATCGGTTGATAATCCTGATATTCTAACTACATCATTATTTTTTAGGTTGTGATTTATGTTAGTGAAAATATTAATTTGATTTTCTGACCAAGTGATGATTGAATTATCATTTTTTTCTATAGTAGTATCAACCGATTGTATTGCTTTTCCTGAGATTTTTGATATAAACGATACTAATCCATCTCCCTCAGTGTTTTGATTATCAAATTGTAAAAATTCATTAACTTTATAATCGGATCCTCCAGATAAAATATCAAATCCTGTAATTGAACCGTAGGAAACAGAGTCGATTTCAACTTTTTGATTTTGTATTTCATTTGTTTCAACTATAAAATCATTCTCAGCAAAATCATCTGCAACTTTATATGGGAATGTATTTCTAATTAAATTATTTGATACAAAATCAAAATTATTTTGTAAATTATTCTTAAAGTTGAAGGATATTGGTTTTGATCTAAAAATATTTCCTATGAAATATGGAAACTGAGGATTATTTAAATTATCCACTGTTGCGTGGTAAGCATAAACCCCATTTGGAAACTCTTTTGTTACTTCAAATCTACCGTTATGCTCATCTAAATCACCAATACTATTATCATATTTAAAATCTTCAATAAAATGACCAACATCAAAATTAGGTGGTCGATCTACTATATTACTAATATCTTCATTATATCCCGATTTTAGTCTTGTATCTAAAGGAGATAATTCTTGAGGATTACTATTACCAAAAGGTCCATATATTGGATTTCCATCATAAGCCCACCCTATTAAATCAGAAATCCCTAATAATGAAGTCGAATAACCTGTAAAGGAATATTTTAATTTATTATCAGATTCTTCAAGTAACTCAACATTTCCTACATGTTTATTCAATGTAAGTTCTCTTACACTTGAATCAAAGAATGCATTCTGTCCTGCTGACTTAACATTTATAGACGTGCTAGTTGAATATCCAATACCTGCATTTACTATTTCTACATCAGTAATTCTACCATTTGCTATAATAGGTCTTAGTTTAGCACCTGCTCCTAAACCTGTAGGATCTATAACATTCAGATCTGGGGAAGAAAAATATTCCTGACCAACATAATTAATTACTACAGAATCAATTTTTCCATTTACAATGGTAGGTTTAATTGATGCATCTTTACCATTTTTTAAAGTTATGATTGGTTTTTTATGATTGTTGATAATTGTTGATCCATAACCTGTTCCAGATTCATAAAGATAAGTTTGTTTTATGGTTCCTCTTACTTTTGGTGTTGCAGTAATTTCTCTAACTACTGCTGATGTTCCAACACCAACAGGATTAAAATTAGCTATAACTTTAATTTCTGGATAAGAAAACCTTTGAAATCCTGTTCCAGTGGATTCTAAAGATACATTTTTATTTCTTTGAAAATTAGTTGAAATTGTTCCACCAATACCTGCATTTGCTAATCTGAATGAATCATCATCATCCTTTAAAATATAGTAACTTAGTGATGTACTCAATCCACTTATTATCTGTGGTGTATCTGATCCAAGTCCTGCTAATGTTGAGTAATTGACAAGATCTCCATTCTCAAATCCATGATTTATGAAATTTATTTTATTATTTGATGTTGATATACCTGAAGGTTTAACAAACAAATTCCTATTTGTATAATTTTTACCACCATCAATTACATTTACACCTAATAGTGTATTTCGAAGACCAACTTTGAATATATGATTTCCTGAAGAATTACCATTCAATCTTACTGTCCCTATTCCTGATGATAAATCTGAGAGAGATTCATATAACTTTATTGCTCGACTATTTACAACTTCAGGATAGTATACTGATTGGTTGATTAAAGTACTAGTTCCAATTCCAACTATCACCTCTGGATTTAAATTTGAATCATAAATTATTGGTTCGGAATTTTTGAAATTGTGATCTCTATCAAATGTAATTCTGGATACTGTATTACCACCAGATACAACAGTTGATATTCCACCACCTGATGTAGTTGGTTGTGCATTAAAAAATTCTTGCCTAAATCTAGTTCCAACAACTGGTTCAATTATACACCCAGATCCATTTCCCCCAGTTACACCAATTGAAATAATTTTATCAATATCAAAAACTTGAGTGTCAATAAATACATCCTCAACTTTTCCACTAACAACTGGTTGAACTAAAGCTGTTACTCCAACACCAGAAGAAATAGATATTATTGGAGGATTAATTACATCAAAATTTTCTCCTTCATTTAAAACATTTACTTCAGTCAAAGGACCAAAAAACATTTTATCTTCAGATTTATAATTTGTTATCTCAACACCATTTTTTAACATCCCAACTTGTCCTACTGGAGTTAAGTCATTATTTCCATCATTTAAATTTTGATTTAAAGGAAACTTTTTAATTAATTTTTGTACTCCTATTTGACCAGATTTTTGAGAAAACAAAACAAAATTATGAATCCCATCATTATCACTTTTTGAAAAAGTTATGTTTTTTCCATCAGCAACACCAGACGGAGATCCGAACAGTTTTATACTCTTATCTCCAACTTTTTCAGTAAAATAAATTCCTGTGTTTAATCCAACAAGAGATTCACCATTTGAATAAGTGTAAAATATCTTGTCACCAGTATTAAAATTATGATTATTAGAAAAATTTATGGTTGAAAAATCAGTTTGATCACCAGTATCTCCAGAAAGACTATCACCAGTATTACGCAAATCAAGAGATATTTGATTTATGTTAATATTAATTTGCTTTGAAAATTCTGCAAAATTATTATTAATGAAAGATGGTAAAGAGTTAGATGATACATACGCATTTTTTCCTTCAATATAAACATTTTGAATATCTGAAATAATTGTATCATTACCAAATTCAATTGGTGCTCCTGAACTATTTGCCTTATTTAATTTTTTTCTTATTTTATAATCTGTTTTTATACCTAAATTACTAAAGTTTCCACCACTAAGTGTAACATCATTATCATTAATGATTTTTATGTATGAATTACCAGTATTAATAATTTTATTAGTATCTCTTTCAACTATTTCTACAAAATCACCTTTCTTTAAACTTGATTTGTCAGTTTTACTTGATAAAATAAATTCTCCATTAGAAGGATTTAAAGGATCTTTGAAATCACTAAAATATGAAGAACTTGTATTATAAATCCATGAGTTACAGAATATTTCTTTATAGGAATTATTTTGATTAGGATTTTCTACTTTATCACCAATAGATTTTACTGAGATAATTTCTCCTTCTTCAACATCTAAATTACCCTCTTGCTCAAATTCTGACAATACTCCAGTAAGTCTCAAAACTACTTTTTTATTCAAATCTCCATCTTCGAAACCAAAATATGTTATATTTGATCTTATATTAGCAGTTGGTTCAATTGTACTATTAACACCAGTGCAGTTTAAAAATTGATTGACAGTTTTATCAGTATATTCAATTGTGTTTAAACCTGATATTAAAGTTCCAGTTACACCAAATCCAATAGTAGAATCAACTGAAATTATACTTGAACCAATTGATACTGATTCAATTGATTTTGTATTTGGGACAATTACAAAATCACCTTCAACATCCGAAGTTTCATCATAACCAACAAATAATCCAATTTTATAGTAAGTTGTAATTCCAGTTAAACCAGAACCACTTCTTTCAAAAGGTTCAATATCTGATATTGATGCATTTATATTAAGATCAAGATCACTTCGGAAAAGAGTTTGCCCAGTTAACCCTTTAAGCAAACTTTGCCCTTTTAATTTAATTGGATTTCCTTCAATTAATTCTGCGACACAAATTCTTCTTCTAACATAATTTGCAAATGATGGTTTTAATAATCTTTCCTCTAAATTTATTATTTTTGGAGTGATTCCATACAGAACATTAAATAAAATTCTAAATGACTCTTCTGTTCCTTTGGTTTGGTATAATGACCTAGCTTCACCTATAAATGTACCAACATCTAAGTTTGATTGAAAATTAATTTCTTCTAAACCAGGTAAAAAGGTGCTTTTAAATTTTTTATAAAATTCTTTTAAAAATAAAGAACTTAAATTTTTAACTGTGGATGACCCTTCATGCTCTGCTGCAGATGAGGAACTGAATACTAAGTCTTCTTTATTTGTATCTGAATGGTAACTAGTAATACCACTAAAACCACGTTCACAACCTGTAAAAGAATTAGTAGTAATTCCAGTATAAGTTATTATCTCATCACCAATCTTCAATAAACCATATTGATTTGGGAATCCTTTTGTACTGGTAACATTAATTATTTTGTCACCAATAGTGGTGATACCAACTGTAGTGGAGCTATCAACTATAACTTCAGGAGTTAAATTATCTATATTTAAGTATTGATCTAAATTATCAGAAATATCACTAGGACCACCTTGATACTCTTGAGAAACATAATATTGCTTTAAAAAATCTACGGTCAAAGGACTCTCATCCCGAATAAAATTCGGAAGTTGATTTGATAATACATCCTGTATCTTAACTTTACTTACAATACCTGTTTCAATCATGTTCTAATTATTCTTCCATTTGGATAACTTGATGAATAAAAATCTCTAGTAAACTGCACACCAGAAATTTCATCTCCTGATGAAATAACATCCCTAACCATATTTATTGTACTATTTGACACGTCTAATGAAATATATAAATCTTTTAAACCAACTATATCATTTGATCTTGGAAAAGCCTGTATTTCAATTATATTATTTGGTTTGGTTGTTGATAAAAAGTTAACAGTTGATAAATTTACCTCTCCTTTTTCATAATCAATTGAACCTGCTGATGAATTAATAACTCTAATTGTATTATCATCTAATATTTTTATTATTCTCAAAATTCCTGTTTTTAAATCTGAATTTGGAGTGTCCGATAAGTATAATGTTCCCGAATATCCAGAAATGGTGAATCCTGTTGATTTTATATTGTATCCATTTGGATCAACATAGAATTTATTTCCAAAACAAAGTTCATACTGTGCAAATTGATTTGCAGATATTTGTAAATTTCTTCGAATTCTAATTTTCGTAATATTTGAAGTAATCGCACTATTTGTATCATCTATAACTTTAATTAATTTACTATATTTTAATCTTCCACCAAATTTATTCAAATTTATTGATTTTGAATAAGTTGTTAATGAATTTACAACATCAGTTTTTAATGAATCTGCAGTTGAGACACGAGAATCATTATAATAAACATTTGAGTCGAGTTCAACATATAATAACTTCAAATCTATGATTTTTTGATTAATACCTGATATAGAATATTGTTTTAATTTGGATAAAATTTGATTTTTTGAGAAATCAGAGACTAAATCACCATTTTTAGGTTTTATACTGATCGCAACGGTTCCAAATTCTGGAGGATCGAGTTCTTCACCACCAATCACCGAAACTGACTCAGTATTTGGGTAGATTTTTTTAATTATAGCCTCATAATCTCTTGCCGTGACAGCTCTGTTCTG